CTAAGGAGTTTACGCTGGAGGATTTTAGCTGTGAGCATCTTTCCCGTGATCTTAACGGTTCAAATCGAAGTGCAATAAACGTTTTAAAAGATATTATTAATGCACTGAACTATTATCGGGAATGCTATTTAAACGTTGTTGGGTCTGAAAGTCGTAAAAAGGAATATTGGTGGCAGATTATTCAGCTCCTGCCTTCCTCCTATAATCAGAAGCGGACGGTCCAGTTGAACTATGAGGTGGGGGCTCACATCTATCATGACCGTAAAGATCACAAACTTGATGAGTGGAAAGAACTTTGCCAGATATTCAAGGACGAGCTGCCGCTTAGTGAGCTTGTGACTGGGGAGGAGACGGAGTGATCTACTGCAAGGAGTTCTCTGTAAAGAACGGCTCAGATATAAGCAACATGATAAATGAGTGGCTTAAGAGATATCCGAATGTAAAAATAGTCAACGTCCAATATGCTATCAGCGGGACAAACACTGGATATTTCATGAAGTCAGCACTTATATTTTACCAAAAAATTGATGACACAAAGGAGTTATATAATGGATAATCTTCACAAGATAGATTTTGTAGTAAACGGGACCGGTTCTAAGCTTTTTGACCTGACACTTTATAGTGCCGCTCATAAACTTTGCACAAAATTTCCCGGGCTTAACTGTGAGCTTACGGAGCATGGAATACATGTCTATGGCGAGCTCAATGACTACTGGTTTGAGAAGTACAATCGCGCTCAGCTTGAGTTAGAGGACTAAAAGTTATGATTTGGGTAGGTTTAGGGTGCTTTTTACTGGGAATTGTGGTCGGAATATTTGCTTTGGCTGTTTGCGTGGCAGCCAGTAGGAGAGGCTAAGACGGGCTACAATGACGTGAGAACAGCTATACGGCAAATGCATAAAAATCGATTGTGGGGCATCTGAGAGCCTCTCAGAGGGTGTTTTATCCGTTTTTTGGAGCTTGTTGAAGGCCTTCGCAAAAAATGCAACTCCTATATTGGAGAAGATAATAGAATAAATTTGAAAATATAGGAGGAGCTAAGTATGAAAGACGACGCTTATTTTAGAGAGGTTGCCATTAAGATACTTGTACTTTTGCTTGCATTTTCCCTGTTTAATGTACCGGGAGTAATAGCAGTAGCATTGTGGTATCTATGGAGGGCCAGTAAGAAAGGAGGCGTAGGAGGTTCGTAATGAGCCTCCTCTTATTTTTGCCAGGAGGAAAGGGTATGGGAAAGACCAAGAACTGCCCAAATTGTGGTGCTCCTTATGAGTATGATAAGGTCGTGTGCCCTTATTGCAAGACGGCTTATTATGACATGAGCTTTATTGACCTTGACGGACATGAAAAGTTCTATTTAAAGCTGAAGACTAAGGATGGTATTGCTGTGGTTCCGGTTGTGATGGAGAATATGCGACTAACATATTTCGTAGACAGAGACGCTACTTTATATGCTGACGGTCAAATATATGAAACTATATATGGTCATCATACGGACATTGATCTTGAACTTACCAGTGTCGGTGATCTTATATTTGTAAAAGAAAACTAAAATAAAATTTAAAAGGAGACAGAAAAATGGTTACCATCAGATGCATGAATGAGAAGATTGACAGAGTTTGCAAAGCGCCCCAGTTTAGTGAGCAGGAGATTAAGCTTCTTGACGGATTGTATGTCGGCGGAATAGGTCATATCATAAGATATTTTGATGGTACTTTGGCTATCAGCGGTGGAACAGATACTCCTGACTTCGAGCAGAAACACTTCTGGATACCTTCATTCCTGCTGCCGTCTCTCCCCAATGGTTGGCTTCTTCGCAGACAGCCTGATGAGGGTCATGGTCCGGTGTGGAGTCTTACATGTCATCTCAGAAACAGGAATGGATGCAATGGTTGCATTATAGGGGCATGTCTCAAAAGGGAGTGATAATGTGGGGCGACCTAAGAAAGATGTCTGTAAAGATGTGTTCTTACGGCTGAGAGTGACAAGAGCTTTCAAAGATTATGTGCTGCAGCTTGCTAAAAAGGAAGAGTGCAGCATGACTGAAATCATTGAAAAAGCGGTCATGAAATACTGATATTTTGCGTGAGGAGAGGGTCTGTAGCGAGAGTTGCAGGCCCTTTTCTTTTTATAAAATGGGCAGTTTTTGTGGCTACATTTGCTGGCCAGATTTATTTTCAAAAGTGGGCAGATGGCCAGAAAAAGTGGGCAGAAGGGCATTTTTGGGGGTGGTAAAAATTGGTAAAAATAGTTTTTGTGGCCACATTTGCCCAGAAAAAGTGGCCAATTGGCCAGATTTGAAAACAAAAGTGGCCAGAAAAAAACCAGTATTTCCAGGAGGTTTCGGGCTTTGTGGCCAGATGTCCACTTTTTTCTCTTAATTAATATAGAAAAAAATTTTTTATATATAAAATAAGAAAAAATGTGGGAAAGTGGGCAGAAGAGGAAAATTATTGATTTTTCTACAAAATGAGAGTAAAATTTTAGAAAAAAAAATAAGGAGGGTCAGGAACGTGGACAATTCACCGAATTTAAAACCTGAAATTGAAGAAAAGACTTTTAGACAAAATTTCTTAAGAGAACTATCTGGAGGCAGGAACAATAGCGGAATTTATTGACGCTGGAGATCTTGATATTACAGAGTTCTGAGAATTACAAACAAAGAGAGGGCTTGCAAATTCTGCAGGCCCTTTTCTTTTTTGTATTTATATAATCCCGGGACCCTGAAATATAAAAAATACCCTCTCTAAAAAATTCGCAAAAATTACAAGGACTATTATGAAAGGAGAAGGTAAAATGTGCATTTTTATATTTTCCTTTATTTTTTGTAGGAGGAGAGAAAATGGCGAAGAAGGAAAGTGAGTTTCAATCAAATCTCATAAAAGAAATTAAGATCAGGTTACCTGGTTGTGTTGTCACTAAGATAGAGACATACATACAAGGTTTTCCTGATCTTTTAATTTTGTTTAAGAGCAAATGGGCGATGCTCGAATGTAAAAGAGAAGAAGATGCAGCCAGGCAGCCTAATCAACCCTATTATGTTGATCTGCTAAATAAGATGTCATTTGCCAGTTTTATTTACCCGGAGAATAAGGAGGAAGTACTAAGTGCTTTGGAACAATCATTCAAATCTGTCAGGAAAACACGCGGTACTCAGTCCGAGTCAATATTACTGGATTAACGATGAGGAAGCGCAGTTTTATCAAAGAACAATGAATGCCTATGCTACTGATATTGGAACAATTCTCCATGATGTAGCAAGAAAATATATTCAGCATGGCTTTAAGATGACACGCAATGATAAAAAGAGTGTTGTTCTTGAACTGTTGGAGCGAGGAATACCGGACAGAGTTATAGATCACATTGACTTTGACGCGATCTTTCTTAATCTCACGACTTTTATTAATGACGCAATAGCTTATGGCATGTCTTCGGAAGTAATTCTCTATTACAGCGATAATTGCTTTGGGACAAGCGATGCTATTGTTTTCAACGAGCGTGATATGTCTCTTCGTATTCACGATTTGAAGACCGGTGCTACTAAAGCGCATATAGAGCAGCTGATGATTTATGCTGTGATATTTTGTCTCGAGTATAAAGTCAGACCGGAAGATTTAAAAATGGTAGAGCTTCGAATCTATCAGAATGATGCTGTACTTGTACATAATCCGTCAGCGCAAGAGCTTGGTGTTTTTATGTCCAAGACTATAGCACGAGACCAACAACTTAATGAAATCAAAGGAAAAGAGGTATTGCGGCGATGAACCCCATAGCAAGTGATATTCTCATGCATGTAGGCGTGGGAAAAATGGACGGTGCTCCTGGCCGCGGTTCCGGCAGGTATGAGTTAGGCAGCGGAAAAAATGCCTATCAGCATGCAAAAGATTTTCGCGAGCGTGTTCTTGGTCTTCGTCAGACTATGAGTGAAAAAGAAGTTGCTGATACTTTGGGTATGAGTACTACCGAGCTTCGAAGAGAGATGTCCCTTGCTAAATCAGCAGAAAATGCTGAGTATCGAAGCTACGTTGATAAACGGATGGCCGAAGGCGTAACTAATCAATCTCAAATAGCGAGAGAGCTTACACAAAAATACGGCACAAAAATTGGCGAGTCGACAGTTCGAAGCCTGCTTAATGAACGTTCTAAAGAACGTCAAAATGTAGCAAGAGTGACTGCTGATTTTATTAAACAAGTTGTCGATGAAAAAGGTGTTATCGATGTTGGCGAAGGTGTAGAGTTGGAGCCAGTTCTCGGAGGCATATCTCGTCAGCGTTTAGATGCTGCGTTGCAGCTTCTTGAAAGCGAAGGTTATGTAATTCGAGGCGGACGGATTCCTTACGCAACTGATCCTTCTGGAGACAGAAAGATAACAACTAAAGTAATTGGACCTCCGGGAACTCCAAAAAATGCAGCATATCAGTTTGATAATGTTTATAACATTGTTGACTATGATAAGCAGCTTATGAATGATGGAGAAAGCATTAGATCTCGTTTTGAGTATCCGGCAAGTCTGGATTCTTCCAGGCTTAAAGTTGTATATGGTGATGAAGGCGGCGACAAGAAGGACGGTGTCATAGAGCTCCGCAGAGGAGTTAAAGATCTGTCTTTAGGAGATTCACACTATGCGCAGGTGCGAATCCTTGTTGACGGAACACATTATCTCAAGGGCATGGCTGTATATCGCGACGATATGCCTGAGGGTGTTGACGTTATATTTAACACTAACAAGAAGTCCGGGACTCCCGTCCTCAGCAAAGATCCCAAGGATAAAAATACTGTTCTTAAAGCAATTAAAAGAGATGAAGATGGTAATCCGGATTCAAATCCTTTTGGCTCTTATATAAAAGAAGTTGGCGGGCAAAGCTATTATGACGATCCAAAAGGAAAGTATGTCGATCCAATAACCGGCAAACGTCAATCACTTAGCCTTATTAATAAAAGGGGAGATGAAGGCGACTGGGGCGATTGGAGTGACAAAGTTCCTGCACAATTCTTGTCTAAACAGCCTATGTCTGTAATTAAGAAGCAGCTCGATCTTAGTAAAGCAGAGAAGCTTGCCGAGTATGAAGAGATTAAAGCTTTAACTAACCCGGCAGTTAAACAAATATTGCTTGACAAGTTTGCGAGTGATTGCGATTCGACAGCAGTAAATCTCAAAGCCGCATCATTTCCAGATCAAAAGTATAAAGTAATACTACCATTAACTTCAATTAAAGATACTGAAGTATACGCGCCTGGTTATACTTCGGGTACTGAAGTTGCTTTGGTTCGTTATCCCCATGCAGGACAATTTGAAATACCGATTCTCAAAGTTAACAATAAGAATGCCGAAGGACGTAGCGTTTTGACGAACATTCCGAAAGATGCGATCGGTATATCGAAGTCTACGGCCGACAGACTTTCAGGTGCTGACTTTGACGGCGATACTGTCATGGTTATACCGTTGACCGGTAAAGTTAAAATCTATAACCAGCCTGCTCTTGAAGGTCTTAAAGACTTTGATCCTAAGCTTCGTTATGGAGGAAAGCCCGAAGGAACATTCAAGCCTATGACCAATACTCAGAACGAAATGGGTCAAATTTCAAATCT